TCAACGAAGACACCTACAAGCTTGAGCCAAGACTTGTGCAGCATTTGCATAACAACGGGGTCAAAGAGACGGTTGTCGTGAAGACGCGCTCTGGGAAGAAACTTAGAGTGACGCCCAATCACCCATTACTCGCCAATAATGTCTGGACAGAGGCGAAAGACTTGATGATTGGGGATTTGATTGCAACTCCGCGACGCACGACTTTTGGTATCGAGCGTCTGCCTGATCATGAAGTCGATCTATTGGCAATTTGGCTTGCGGAAGGTCGAAAATACACAATCTCCAATACGACGCCAGAAATTCTTGATGTCGTTCGGAGCGCTATTCAGAGACTGGGCGGCAATCTTGATATATGGTCGTCGGATGGCGTTATCTGGCATATCGGCAATGGCGACAGGTCTGGTGGTCCACATAACGGCAGCAACAACCCGCTTCGCAGAATGCTTGAGCGATACGGTATTTGGGAGCTGGACAGCAAAACGAAATTCATACCGGACGAGGTTTTTCGTTTGCCAAAGGAGCAGTTGGCGCGATTCCTTAATCTGTTTATTGCGTGCGACGGCTCAATAAACAGGCGAAGCAAGAGTACCTGGGCGGTTGAGATTGGTCTGGCCAATGAAAGGATGTTGCGTCAAATCGCCGATCTCATGCTGAAGTTCGGCATTCGGGGGCAAATCAGTCATAAAATCCACAAGGCGAAAAGCTCGATTACTGGCGACAACTTTGAGTCGTGGCGCTTTATTGCCTCAGAAAAAAAGTCACTGCTGACATATTGTGAAGAAATTGGTGCCGTTTCAAAGGAAGAGAAGATTGCGCAGGCTATAGCTGCTACTCTGGCAAGCTCCGGCAGCAAGAATCTGTATTTGCCAATTAGGTATGACGATCTCGCTGGACATGTTACCGATTTTGACGCGATTCGGGCAGAACTAAATTCGTGGCGTAAACAATCGCGAGAAAGAATTTCGACCTATCGCTATGAGACGATTCGCGCATGTACTGATGGCTACTTTGACTCTCTTGCTGATGGCGACTTCGCCTGGGACGAAGTGATTTCTGTAGAGCAGGCAGGCGAGTCACAGACCTACGATCTGACTGTCGAAGATAATCATAACTTCATTGCCGAAGGTCTTGTAACACACAATACCGTGCTTTCGCGCACGACGATGATCTCTAAGGCGCGAGTTCAGAAGCGCCGGATTTGGTACATCGCGCCGACCTACCGGATGGCGAAGCAGATCATCTGGGACGATTTGTTGGAGGCGATCCCGAAGCGCTGGATCAAGAAGGTCAACGAAACCACGATGACGATCCGCCTCAAGAACGGAACGATCATCGAATGCAAGGGCGCGGATAAGCCGGACACGCTGCGAGGCGTTGGTCTGCACTACGTTGTTCTGGATGAGGTTCAGGACATGAAGTGGGAGGTGTGGAACGAGGTTATCCGTCCGACACTTTCATCCACAGGCGGTCACGCACTGTTTATTGGCACACCGAAAGCTTTCAACCATCTGTACGACCTGTACATGATGGGTCAGAACTCACAGATGGTGGCTTCTGGTATGTGGGAGTCATGGCAGTTCCGCACAATGGACAGTCCATTCATCCCCGAGGAAGAACTGGAGGCGGCGAAGGCGGACCTCGACCCGCGTACCTTCCGCCAGGAATACGAAGCATCCTTCGAAACCATGTCAGGTCGGGTGTACTATGGCTTTGATCGCGCCAAGCATACCGGCTCCTATCCGTTCAACCCGAATCTGCCGATCTGGGTGGGGCAGGACTTCAACATCGACCCAATGTCATCGGTCATCCTTCAACCTCAATTCAACGGTGAGTTGTGGGCAGTTGGTGAACTAGTTTTGCCCGCTTCAAACACGACAGAGGTGTGCGATGAACTCGAACGCCGGTTCTGGAGACATCTCGACAATGTGGTGATCTATCCGGACCCTGCCGGCAATCAGCGTCAACATGCGCGTGGCGAGACTGACCTCGACATATTCCGTGAGCGCGGATTTAAGCGCATAAAACATCGCAGACGACACCCAGCAGTCTCGGATAGAATAAACGCTGTAAATCGCATGCTAGAGAGCGCAGACGGACAAACCAGACTGAGGATCGACAACAGTTGCAAGGAACTCATCAAATCCTTCGAACAGACGATCTACAAGCCTAATTCCCGAGATGTGGACAAGTCGGGCGGGACTGAGCATAGCGCTGACGCCATTGGCTATCCGGTCGAAATCGAGTATCCGGTTCGCAAACTAGATATTCGTGGTATTTCAATATAAATTATGGTTGACAATCACTCAGTAATGACTTATATTCACGCCTTCATCTAGGTGAATTCATGGCCGAAGAACAGGATCAAAAAGCGCTAAAGGCGTTTATTGAACGCCGTCACCCTGAGTACGACGACAACAAGGAGCATTGGGCCTTCTTGGAGCAGTGCTACTCGGGCGGGCGAAATTGGTTCAAAGATAACATCTTCCAGTACATCAAGGAGGGTACGAAGGAGTATGCCGACCGTATTGAGCGTGCATATCGCTTCAACCACTCCCGCGAGATCGTCGATCTCGTTTCCAAGTACATCTACAAAGCGCCAATTCACCGAAGCGTCGATGACGCCAGCGATGCAGTCCAGGCATTCTGGAAGCGCACGACCATTGGCGGCGCTGACATCAACCAGTATTCGCGGAACATGTCCGACCGCTCCAGCATCTATGGGCGGATTTGGGTAGTTGTTGACTCGACCATGAAGCCCTCGACATCGACTGCGGAAGAGAAGAGTGGCGATGGGCGAATCTACTCGTACATCGTGACGCCTCAGAACGCACTGGACATGGCGTTCGATGACGTAGGTGAACTCCTGTGGATTCTGATCCACGAGGAATACCGCGATGACGAAGACCCAATTTACTCATCGGGCGAGGTTGTCAGTCGCTATCGTCTCTGGACTCGTTACGGATGGGCCTTGTACGCGCTTGATGGCGAAAGTGAAGAAAAGAAGGAAGTGATTCTGATCGACAGTGGTGAGCACGGCCTGGGCGTCGTCCCCGTGTTTCCGGTGGATCATCTCACTAGTGATGAAAGTGAGTACACAGCGCCGGCACTGATCGGCGATATCGCTTACATGGATCGCGCCATTTCGAACTACCTGTCGAACCTCGACGCGATCATTCAGGATCAGACCTTCTCGCAACTTGTCATTCCGGCCCAGTCGATCCTGCCTGGAACCAAGGAATACGATCATCTAGTTGAGATGGGTACCAAGCGGGTATTCACCTACGACGGCGAGAACGGAATGCAGCCGTTTTACCTGTCTCCGGACCCGAAGCAGGCTGAACTGATCATGATGGTGGTCAAGCAGATCATCAACGAGATTTACCACACGGTCGGTATGGCGGGTGAGCGGACCAAGCAGGACAACTCGGTAGGTATCGACAATAGCTCGGGCGTGGCAAAAGCCTACGACTTTGAGCGGATGAATGCACTGCTTACATCCAAAGCGGGTCGCCTTGAAGCTGCGGAAAACCGCTTGGTGGCACTGGTCAATCTGTGGGCGGGCCAGAGCAACAAGCAGGAAGACAAGGACTTGGTGTCTTATTCGGACACATTCGACACTCGCGACCTGTATGACGAATTTGATATCGCCATGCGCCTGACGACCATTTCAGCGCCTGACGATGTACGCCGGAAGCAGATGGAGCAGGTTATTGAAAAGCTGTTCCCCGATCTGCCAATGGCCGTCAAAGAGAAGATGAAGAAATCTTTGAAGGACTGGCCGATTGATCCGATGGAAGAATTTTCCCAGCCTGATTCTCCGTTCGCGAATAGCGAACAGAAGTCCGGCGAGGAAGAGAGCGCTCAAGATACTGAGCAAAGTTAACCATACGCCAAGAGAATGGCACTTAGAGGTGAGAACTAATGAAATTTGACGTAACACGCAAGCTGATTGCACGGGGCTATTGGAAAGAAAACGACGGTGAGGGCGGCGACCTGGGCGGTGCCGGTGACACTGGTGGCGCTGGTGACGGCGAAACTGGTGATGACGGCGGTGACGGCGAACAGGGCGGTAAGGGCTCCGGCGATGACGACTCGGGCTCCGATGACGATAAGCCGTCCGAGAAAGAGGCCGCGCTGATCAAAGAAGTCATGAAGAAGAAAGGCAAGATCAAAGAGTTGGAAACCCAGCTTGGTAATCTTAACAGTCAGCTGAAGCGGTTTGAAGGTATTGACCCTGAAGCCGTGCGTGAACTGCTCAAACAGAAAGAGGAAGTTGAAACGAAGAAGCTTGAAGAGAAGGGTGAGTGGGAAAAGCTGAAACAGCAGATTCTGAGCGCTCACGGTAAGGAAGTCTCGGGCCTTGCTGACGAGTTGGCTACTGTGAAAAAGCAGCTGTCCGAAAAAGACACCTTGATCGAAAAGCTGACCATTGGTCATTCGTTCGACTCTTCCAAGTATATCGGGGAAGAACTCTTGCTGACTCCGAGCAAGGCTCGTGTGATTTACGGTTCTCACTTCGACATTGAAGACGGGAAGGTTGTTGGG